TGGGCCTATTAATGAAAGCGGCTCCTTTAGTTATATTTAAAAAGACTGCTTTAAGCTCATGGGCTCAATTCTCTGAAATGTTTGGGGCTCCTTTAAGAGTAGGAAAAACACAAGTAAGGGACGAAGCGCTAAGGGATAATATGTATAATATGTTAGACCAAATGGGCTCAAATGCTTTTGCGGTTTTGGATTTAGAGGATACGATCGAATACATAAAAGACGGGCAACAAGATGCTTACGGGGTTTACGACAAGTTAATAGAGCGGGTTAATAGCGAAATAAGTAAATTAATTCTTGGCTCCACTATGGTAATGGACGACGGTTCCAGTAGAAGCCAAGCGGAAGTTCACGAGCAAGCTTTAAAAAGCATAGTTAAATCCGACGCTTTTTACATAGAGGAGTGGGTTAACGAGGAGGTTATACCATTATTAAACAGATGGCACGGTTTTAACATTACTGGCAAGTGGGTTTTTGACGACTCGGAGCAGATAAGCAAGCAAGAACAATTTGAGAGAGACATCGATCTAATTAAAACAGGCGCTTACAACATACCAGCGGAATACATTACAGAAACATACGGAACACCTGTAGAGACAACAGAGGAAGCAAAACCAAGCGAGTTGGAAAACTCACTTAAAAAAAAAGCCCTTTTCGTTGATATAAACGCTCTAATGACTAAGGAGGTTGTTTGCGATTGCTTTACAAACCAAATAGACTCTAGCGATATTCTAGACCCCGAATGGTCGGACGATTTAATTGACTCTTTAATTGCTGGGGTTTATGCTGGTGAAGTAACTCCGGAAAACTTACCAGAACAACTTTATTTGCGGCTTGCGGAATTTATAAACTCTGGGGCTGAAAACGGTTTGGAGTTAGGCGGCGGATTAGTTGGACTAGAGGACGAGGATTTTATAAGAGCGTTAAAAAATAATGGCTTTCAATTTTCTGCGGCTAAAACATTCCAACAGGTTAAGGAAATGAGCGACTTCATTTTGGATGAAAACGGAAACCTTAGAAACTTTGGAGACTATGAGGCTAAAGCAAGGGAAATTTTCGGAAAGTACAATAAAGAATGGTTAAAGACTGAAATAGCTCAAGCGAGTAATTCCGCTCAAATGGCTAGTAAATGGTTAGAAATTGAGAAAGACAAAGATTTTTTACCGTATTTACGATATGTTACAACGGGCGACGCACGAGTTCGTCCAGATCACGCGCCGCTTGATGGTATTATTAAGCGGGTTGACGATGATTTTTGGGATACTTTTTACCCTCCTAACGGTTGGAATTGCCGTTGTACTGTTTTACAGGAAGCGGAAGCGGTAGAGACTCCAAACAGCGAAATAAAAACCCCTAAAATACCTGAAAGCATGAAAGTAAACGTAGGAAAGCAAAAGGTTTTGTTTGGTCCTGAACACCCGTATTACATAGTGAGCCCCCAATTTGAGGAATTAAAGGGGAACAATTTTAATTTACCAATACCAGGGAATGGCTAGAACAAACTTAGGCCCTTTGATTTCCGAGCATAGGGGTAAAATAAAAAAGGAGGTAAAAAATTTATTATCTATTGCAGCTAATGAGTCCGTTAATTTTTTCACAGAAAACTTTAGAAGGCAGGGTTTTTTAGATAGGTCTCTAACTAAGTGGAAAAAGAGAAAAAAGAACGTTGACCCTGGGCGTGGTGTTTTAATAGGTAAGGCAAACAGAGGCGGCAGAGGTTCCAGGCTTTACAGGTCAATAGCTAGGGGCAGAACAACTAAAAACGAGGCGGTTATAGGTGTTAAAGGAAAAGCGGCTGTTTACGCAGGCGTTCACAATGCAGGGTTAAGAGCAGGAAGAGGAAAAGGGTTTAAAATGCCAAAGAGGCAATTTATAGGGAGATCGAAAAAGCTTGACGATAAAATAACGCGGTTAATAAGTAGAAGGATAAGCAAAATTTTTTAATTTTATAAAATGCAAAGATTTTTCGTACAAAAGATTCTGGATAAAATAGCGGCAGACTTACCACAGTTTAAAACCGTTGGTTTATTCAATGACGACTTTAATAAGTACGACGAGGGTTTAATTGATTCTTTCAGATTCCCCGCTTTGTTTGTTTCGTTCCCAGACGGAGCGGACTATTTAAACCAAGGGGGGAAACTGCAAAAGACTACTTTAACAGTTCGCTTTTTCATTGCTGACGAATTAACAAAAAGCAGGCTATCCATTTCAAAAACAGTTTTAGACGTTTTCGATTTAAAACAGGCTGTTTTTAATGTTTTTTCTGGTTTTCAACAAACAGCCACAAACGAAACTTTTTCCACTTTTGAGAGAGTTAGAGAAGAAACCGACGAGGATAGGAGGAATTACTATATTTTCATACAAGACTATAGAACGGAATTAATAGATCCAGACACTTGGGTCCAACAAGGAACAACCCACCTTTTAAGTAACGGGCTTGATATAAACGACGAGGTTGTTATAAATCCAGCAACTAAGGCAGATAATAACGGCATAAGAACAGCAAAAGACGTAAACGATGGCTAGGACAATAACAGAAATACAAAACGAGTTAATTTTAGCAGTACAGGGAGACCCAACTTTGAGCGGGTTAACCTCTCCTAGTTTAGTCTCTGTTTGGAGGCTTTGGACATATATATTTGCAAACAATTTAGTGACTTTCGAACAGCTCCAAGACGTATTTAAGGCAGAGTTGGAGCAAATAGCAAGGGAAGCGGTTCCAGGAACAGCTGACTGGTTGCAAAACAGGGTTTTAGAATTTCAGTATGACGCGACAAACCCGCAAGTTATTAGCATAGTTAACGGAAAAGCAACCTATCCAACAGTAGACCCAAGTTTAAGAATAATAACTAGGGCAGCGATTAAAGAGCAGTCAAACGGTAGGACTTTGGTAAAAGTAGCTAAAGACGACGGAGCGGGTGGATTAATACCGATAACAGCTATAGAGGAGAACGCTTTAATTAGTTATTTGGATGCTATCGGATTCGTAGGGATTCCGATCGATACGTCTAGTCAGTTTCCGGACAGGCTAAGATTTCAAGGAGAGGTTTTTTACGATGGGCAATTTGTGGAAACCACAGTTAAAACAAACGTAATAGCGGCAATAAACGCTTATTTATCTAGCATAAGTATAGACAACTTCGACGGGATAGTGGTTAGAGAGCAAATAATTGACGCTATCCAATCGGTTTCTGGTGTTACAGGTGTAGACACTTTAAACGTTAGTTTGATCGCTCGACCTAGTTCCGTTCCTTTGACTGGTAGTGTTATAACGGTATCAAGAGAGTACGAAACGGCGGCGGGTTACATTATAGAAGAGGACACGGCGGGAAATACTTTTAATGATACTATAACAATGACCTTACAGAGTTAAAAATGAGTATTTATAACGTAGACTATACAATTTTAATAAACGAACTTTTACCAGTAGATAAAAGGAAGCCGATTCATAAGGCATGGCTTAAAGCTATGCACAAAACCGTGATTGAAAATCACACGGATATTTTTACTACTTTTTACAATGAGGTAATAGCAAAAACAAAGCACAACGGGCAAAAAATAATAATGGAGGACGTTTTGAATACGGTTTTTAGTGTTCCAGGTCCTTCTTTTATTTACATTGATAATACAGGGAACAACATAAACCCCGTAACATTTTTTAATGAGTCGGAAACCTACCCCGCTAAAATATTTTTTAATGAGTCAGAGGCTCAACCCGCTTTTTTCTTTTGGAACGAGTCGGAGACTTTTACAAACACGGATTTCGTTGTTTACGTTCCTGCCGCAATTTACAGTTCGTTTGGCGAGCCTAGAATTAGAGCAGAGGTTGACAGGTTGAGACCTTACGGAACAAAGTACACAGTAGTAAGTTATTAATAAAAAAGAGATATGGCATTAATTCAAAGAGTTGATAGATTTAAAAACATAAGCAACGAGACCGACATAGGAGGAGCGCCGTTTTTCGCGGACGACTTTATTAGGTTACAAGTAAACCAAAGGGCTGAAATTCTTAATTATTATGAATTTCTAAGGGCTAAACTTCCAGATTTTAATTACTACCAAGGTCCTGGAAACCCAACGGCTCCAAATTTTGAAAGTGGTTTAATTGTTTCAGGTTTGGAATACGATAACACAAATCCAGCTTTGCCAGTTGTAAGCGAGGGGTATATTTACAGCGGAGGGGAATTACTTTACTATCCTGGGGGAACTATCACAGCAATAGGAGGTTCTTTTTCGACCTTGCTTTATTTATACAAAGGAGCAAGCACATTCACGACACGAGTTTTTGACGACGGAGGGACAAAACAGTTTTTAGAGTCTCCTCAATTAGTTACAGAGGTTGGAAAATACGGAGTTAACGGTCCAGAAATGCCAGCAGGTACGGGTATAACCGCAACGGATCAAGTTGTAGTTTTGGAAATAGGTAACAATTCAAATGGAGCTGGTGAAAAGTTTTTCAGCACGCAGTCAGCTTTGGGTTGTATAGATTTCGGGGTTAATTTAACAAGGAAAGCTTTTACGGGAGTCATAAATTTAGATCCAAACGTTACGTTAAACCCAAATAGGCCATATTTAGGAAGTAGAACGACAGTTGAGGGCATGACGGAGATACACGGCTCTATTATAATAAACGACCCAGGGACAACCACGATTTTAACTTGCTGCAGGTTTGTAGATTTTAACCAATGGGGTAACGGTTCGGAGTCCGTAATGATTTCCGCCCAGTATATTGATAACACTTTTGCAGCTGGAAACATTGCAGCTTTTATAGATACAACGGGCAATTTAATAATTTACCCCCCTGGCGGTTTGACTACAAGTTGGCCTACTTTTTTAAAAGTCGACATAGATGTTAAAATCTGCAATACAAACCAAGGGTTAGCATATGACTACAAGGAGAAGTTTTTAGATATTACTTAATTTCAGGGTTGTTTTCGAAATAAAAATCAATGATTTCACGTAAAAGGGCGGCGTTAGTTATCGCCCTTTTTTTTACAAGTCTTTGAAACAAGAGTTTTCTAGTCCCTGAAATACCTACTTTTAAGAAAATTTTTATCGCCATAATTAAAAAAGTTGTCCCAACTTGGGACAAGTATATTAAAAAACTATTAAAAAATCTATTTATTTTAAATACTTTAGTCGTAATGTTGAAAAAATTCGACTATATAAACACGTTTCAAGAGGGTTTAAAAACTGCTAAAATGAGCATTAGAAAACCCATTGATAAAGACCCAGTAAAAGGTATAAACGGCGACGAATTCGCTAAAGAGTTAGAATACTTGGCGGAAATGGGAGTCGAGGAGGTTGTTATTGATATTAACAGCATTGGTGGAAACATTAAAGAGGGGTTTAGTATTTTTTCGGCTATAAAAGACAGCCCTATTTTCACAACAACAAGAGTTGTTGGAATAGCTGCAAGCATGGCGGGAATAATAAGCCAAGCGGGAGACAAGCGAGTTATTAAAGATTTTGGAATATTACACACACACGGACCACAGTCTCCAAATGGTAAAACTTCCGAGAAGGGCATGCTTGAAATTATGAAAAATAGTTTAAAAACTATTTTAATGAGCAAGTCGGACATTAGTCCAGAAAAAGCAGAGGAGCTTTTAAGTAAGGAAAACGTATTCACAGCGGTTGAGGCAATGCAGTACGGGTTTTTCGATGAAGTGGAGACAACTAGGGGGTTGAGACCTTCTTTAGATGTTTCAAACAGCGTTGAAGAACTTTTTGAAATGGCCAACCAATTTATTGAAAATAAATCACAAACATTAATACAAATGAAGGAGTTAAACACTTTATTAGGGCTAGAAAATGAAGCCAAAGAAGGGGTTATTTTAGAAGCCGTAAAAGGTTTAAATGAAAAAGCTTCGAAAGTTGATGAATTGGAAAACTCAAATAACGAGTTAAAAAATTCTTTAGAAACTTTAACTAATCAAATCACAGAATTAACGAATGGTTTGAGTACAAAAGAAGCTGAAATTTCAGAACTTAAAAATGAATTAAACGAGTCTTTAGCATTAAACGCAAAGGAATTAGTTGAAAATTCTATCAAGTTAGGAAAAATTAAAGAGGACTCTAAAGAGGCTTGGATTTCCGCAGCAACAAACGATTTCAAAGGTACTAAATCTTTACTTGAAGGTATCAATGAAGTGGTTAATTCGCCTGTTTTACCATTAGACGATCAAGGAGACGAAAGAAAAAACTGGGATTTCCAAAACTGGTCAGAAAATGATCCGGAAGGTTTAGCGGAGTTGAGAAATTCTCACCCAGCTAGGTTTGAAAAACTTTTAAACGAGTACGTTAAATAAAAAAACAAATTATTAATTATAAAAATTTTGCAAAATGGCAGAACAAATTGTAAAACTGTTTGGTAAAGAAATTCAGGAAAATCTATTCCCTGAAAATATGTTCTACAAGCAGTCTAAATTAGACGGAGGAATTGACGTGAAAGCTAGAACCGTACAAGTTCCTCAAGCTGGATCAACTCCAACTATCCAAGTTGACCCTTCTTCATTCCCGTTAACTATTTCACAAAGAACTGACGACGTTTTAGAGTATGACGTTAAGTTATACGCTACAGAGCCTATTCATATTGAGGACGTTAACGAAATTGTAACTAATTACAACAAGAGAGCGGACATCATTAAGGATCACGCTAAAGCTTTAAACACTAGAATTGCGGATGAAATCGCATACGGTTGGGCTCCAACTGCAGCAAGTCAAAAAATCTTTACTACTGGAACAGCTACAGGAAACGCTTTAGCGCCTGGGGCAACAGGAACA